ATTGATACCACTAAAATGAAACAGTTAAAACTTCTCAAAACAGGTGGTAAGGTAGATCCATTAAAGGGTTTAGCTAAGATGGTTTCTAATTTTGGTAAGGGTAAAACTGGTATTAAGACAGTTGATATGCAGAAAAAGAAAGATGCAGCCTTAACAAAAAATTTGAAAAAAATGGCAAAAACAAGTAGAGTTAAGGCAAAGCCACAGACTTTTGATATTACACCAAAACCTGGAAGTGCTTTGAGTATTCAGAAGGAGACAATAACTATGGCGAAAGATGGTGGCTTAATATCTGGAGTTGTAGATATGACTAAGTCAAGAATGATCAACCCAGAAACAGGAGAGTAACATGACGAAAAGAGTTATGCACGGAAGAGCTGTTGATACTGCTTTTGCTAAGGCTTTTAACTTATTAGGCAAAATGGGTCCTAGAGAATTAAGAGACAAAATGGAAGAAATGGGTTACAAGCCTGGAACTGGATTGTTTAAAGAGTTATTAAAATCAAGAGGGAAATCTAGGTTTAAAGATGGTGGTTTAGCAGAGGCTATTGAAAAAGTAAAAGCCAAAGAGATGAAAGAGGGCGGTAACGTGCCAAAGCCAAAAATGAGACCTAAAAAAGATCCATTTAGAGCTGATAAGACTGTCATTTTAAATGAGGAGTTCAGCAAAAAAGTTGCAAAAACTAATGAGGAAGCCATGAAAAAAGCAAAAAAGATGCAAGAAGGCGGAGCAACATCTGACGCTGATAGAGAAAAAGTTTTAAGAGCTATTGGTGAAACTGGAGCTACAATGTCTGATGCTGAAAGGGCAATGTTAAGACGTTTGATGGGAAGAACAGCGAATATATCTGATGCTGATCAAGAAAGAATGAATAGGATGATTGGTGTAGCTACAAGAATGGAAGATGGCGGTGCTGTTCCAAAAAAGTTTAAGGGATTTTCAAAGTTACCAGAAGCGGTACAAGAAAAGATGAATCCTACTTTAGCTAAAAAATTTGAAGCAGGTGGGCCTGTAAAGATGGGTTCTGGTGGTGGTGTCTGTAGAGGCATGGGTGCTGCAAGAGCAGGTGGGAAGTTTAAGCTTAGATAATCATGGCTTTTTCTGATTATATTAAAAATAAAAAAAAGGTAGGGGTTAAAACTGATAAGAAAACTTTTTACAAAGGTAAACCAGTAGGCAGGAATATGTTTGTAACACCACAGGGTAAACCAGTTTCTGAATTATCAACTACTTTTAGTTATGGTGGTAAAATGATTAACATACCAACAATACATAGGGGGTATCAATTTAACCAAAGAGAATTAAGAGATATGTTAGATGAAGGCTTGATCAAACCCACAAGTAAAAGTAAAGCAAACATTACAAATCCTGTAACAGGTAATCCTGCAAGCACACAAAAAAGATTAGGTAAAAAAATGGGTCAAAAAGCAGATAGAAGAAGTAGAACACTAGAGTATAGATAATGGCAATTGAAAAAGTTAATGGTATTGAAAACGTAGATTTACCTCAAGGTGTTCAAGTATCTGTTTCTGAAACTGAGATAACACCTGGCGTAACAGAGTTAGAAGATGGATCTGCAATCATAGGCGAGATGCAAGAGCAACTTGAAGCATCAATGCCAGTACCATTTAATGCCAACTTAGCAGAGTATATAGAAGAAGGCGATCTTGGAGTAATATCTAGCGATATTGTTGGAGATATTGATGAAGATATATCATCAAGAAGAGATTGGGAAGATCAGTATAAAGGTGGTTTAGAATTACTAGGCATGAACTATGAGGATAGAGCAGAGCCTTTTGAGGGTGCATCTGGTGTTGTACACCCATTATTAGCAGAAAGCGTTACGCAGTTTCAAGCACAAGCATACAGAGAAATGCTACCAGCAAGCGGACCTGTTAGAACACATATTGTAGGTGCGGAAAACCCTGAGTTACTCGCACAAGCAGAACGTGTTAAAAATTATATGAATTATCAAATAACTTATGAGATGGAAGAGTATGATCCAGAGTTAGATCAAATGTTATTTTATCTTCCAATCGTAGGTTCAGCATTTAAAAAGATTTATTTTGACCCTTCAATGCAAAGAGCTGTTTCAAGATTCGTTCATGCAGAGGATCTAATCGTTCCTTACAACGCAACAGACCTTAAAACATCTACACGCATTACTCATGTTGTTCGTATGGATAAAAATGAGATTAGAAAGTTACAATTGCAAGGGTTTTACAGAGATATAGATTTACCCTCATCTGATAGCGGAGGATCAAACTATGATGAGGTCAAAGAAACAATTGACGACATACAAGGCGTAGAAAAAGGTTCTAGTTACAACGAAGAGTTAACATTATATGAAGTTCACACAGATTTAGATTTAATTGGCTTTGAAGATATTGGTCAAGATGGAGAGCCCACTGGATTAAAGATGCCCTATGTCGTTACCATAGTGGAGAAATCTGGTGAAATATTATCAATCAAAAGGAATTTCAATGAAGGTGATCCGTTCCGTAGGAAGATCCCTTATTTTGTTCATTATAAGTTCTTACCTGGTCTTGGTTTTTATGGCTTTGGCCTTACTCATATGATAGGTGGACTTTCAAGAGCATCAACATCAATTCTTAGACAACTAATTGACGCAGGCACATTATCTAACTTGCCTGCAGGATTTAAAGCAAGAGGTGCAAGGATTAGAGATGATGAGTCTCCGCTAAATCCTGGCGAGTTCAGAGATGTAGATATGGTTGGTATGGATTTGCGTCAAGCTATTATGCCATTACCATTTAAGGAGCCATCTCAAACCTTGTATTCACTACTTGGAACTTTAATAGACTCTGGTAGACGCTTTGCATCTATGGCTGACATGAAAGTTGGTGAGATGCAAGGCAACGCACCAGTTGGTACGACAATGGCAATCATGGAACGTGGCACAAAAGTCATGTCTGCGATACATAAGCGTTTGCATTATTCACAAAAAATTGAGTTTAAGTTACTAGCTCGTATATTTGCTATGGATGTTCCTATGTATCCATATCAAGTGCCTGGAGCACCACCTGAAATAAAACAAACAGACTTTGATGACAGAATAGATATATTGCCAGTTTCTGATCCTAATATATTTTCTATGTCTCAACGTATCGCATTAGCACAAACACAACTGCAACTAGCACAAAGTAATCCAGATATACATGGACCAAATGGTATGTATCAAGCGTACAGGAAAATGTATGAGGCTTTAGGTGTTACAAATATTGAAGCAGTCTTGCAACCACCACCACAACCAGCACCAATGAACCCTGCAAAAGAAAATCAAGAAGCTTTAAGAGGTGGCACTTTGACTGCTTTTCCAGAGCAAAATCATCAAGCACATATTACTGCACATTTAGCTATGATAAGCACACCAGTTGCACAGGCTAATGCTGCGATACTTATGACACTTCAAGGACATATATCTGAACACATAGCTATGATGTCTGAGTTGCAAGCACAACAAGAAGTTATGTCATCAATACCACCAGAACAACAAATGATGATGCAACAAGATCCAAACGCCATGAAAGCCATGCAAGATCAAATAGCATCAAGAAGTGCAGAATTAGCATCTGAAATACAAGAACAGTATGCACAAGCATTAACACCACCACCAAGTGAAGATCCTCTTGTAACAATTAGAAAGCAAGAATTAGCACTTAGAGGTCAAGAGATAGCACAAAAACAAGATCAATTTGATCAAAAGCAAACATTTGACAAAGAAAAAGAAAGAAATGATGTTTTACTTGACCAGCAAAGATTAGATCAACAAGAGGAGTTAGCTAATCAAAGAGATCAAACAACTAGAGATATTGCTGCAATGAAAGCTATGAAAGGATAAATTATGGTTAGTTCAATTAGAGAAAAAATTTGGGAAGTTGAAAAACAAAAGAAAAGACAAAGAAGACTTGCAAAAGAAGGAGTTGTAGATGCCGTTGAAGAAAGGGTCAAGCCAGAAAACGATCAGCCAAAACATTCGCAAGTTGAAGAAGGAGAAGTATCCGCAGAAACAAGCGATAGCGATAGCGTTGTCGAAAGCGGGGAAATCAAAGCCAAAATCAACAAGCCGAAAAAAAAGTCCAAAAAAGCCACAAAAAAAGAGTAATGGTGGCATGATTAAGAAGTTTTCACCTATAGCCAAACCACAAAGGTTTCAAGGCATATTTTAATGGAGTTGAACAATAGATCCAGCAACAATATCATTGGCCGTTGGAGTTGCATCAAAGGCTTTTGATGCAATAAAAAAAGGATTTGCGGTAGGTCGTGATATTGAGCAAATGTCTGGAGATATCGGTAGATGGATGGGAGCTGTGTCAGATGTTGACAACGCTGAAAAACAAGCTAAGAACCCTCCCCTGTTTGGTAAGTTGTTTAAAGCTGGATCAATTGAGGAAGCAGCTCTCGCTGCCTATGCAGCTAAAAAGAAACTGGAAGAACAAAGGTATGAGCTAAAGATATTCTTAAATATGACTTATGGACCACGAGCATATGACGATCTGTTAAAGATGGAAGGGCAGATTAGAAAGCAGCGTCAAGAAACAATTTATAAACAACAACAACTTAGACGACAGATAGGCGAAGCAATCACCTGGTTTATAGTGGTGGCTATAGTTGGCGGTTTTGCTGCATTAGTTGCAGGTATT